CAATAGGAACCAACTTTTGACCGCACAAGCTTACGTTTCATAAAAAAAGGGGTCGCTTACGACCCCTTGAACTTTTTTTAAAGGTTTAGAAGTCGAGACCCAAAGCTTTCGCTTGCTCTTCGGTCAGTTCAACCGCCTTTTTAGTCTTTGGCGAAGGCGGCGCGCTGACTTCAGCATCATCATCCACACTAGCAGCTTTAAGAGCTTTGCTAGCAACATTAGCTGAAGGCAAAGAACGATCAGCCGGCGCCCCACGCGTTGCAGCAAACTGGGCCTTAATCTCCGTGTGATCTGACCCAAGTGGAAGTTCAACCAGATCCGATCCAGGAATGTGAGACTTGAGCGCTGCTGTGATGAGCGGTGTGCCCTTGTCGGAAAGCCAAGCATTTACGTCTTCGATTAGGTTTTTTTCTTCTTCGCTCGCAGCGGGGCGGTCGGAGAATTCGAGTGCGTTGAAGTTGATTTTGGCGCCGTCAGCTCCGGTGACGGGATCCCTTTCGTTAAAGCTGCGAGTAACAAACTTGCAAGCAGTAATCACAGAGGCACAGTTAATCCTGTTGTTATACAAAGTCTGAAAATAACTGATGAAGTTCTTCTGAGAAGACTTACCTGAGATCATTGAGGTCGTAACGCACCGAGGCGGCAGCAGCCTGTGGTTAGGGCTGACACCCACGTAAGCGATCCGCAAGAACTCCTCTTGATTACGAAGTCCAAGATTTCCAAAGTAGGGTGTAAAACCCAGCAGAATAAACTCGATGGGAATACCATTGTCGTTTTTATCGACAATGGCGCTGTCAGGGTCTACGTCAGACTTCCAACGGCGGGCTTGAAGATCGATCCTGAGAGTGTGCGGCGGAACATTACAGAGAATTTCGTCCGCAGAAAATTGGCCGGCAATGAAAACCATGGTCGTAAATCAGAGCGAAAAATCAATCGAACCGATAGCAGCGGCGGCTACTTTACCCTTCTCAGGGTCTGCAGCTTTTTTAGGTGCAGATTTAGTTGATTTGGGTAAATACAGAATTTTGTCAACGTTGTAGTTGAGATAAAGTTTTTCGTCTTTCTCACTCGTGGAAACTTTACCGACTGCAATTGTCGGTGTTCCGGGCGAGAGTTCAGCAAGTTGTTTGGAAAGTTCTGCCCAGCCGGTCAGCTTGAACCAGTTGGTTTCAGAGTTTTCGGATTGCCATGCCAGAGATCGGTTGGTTACGGTCGTATCGCCGAGCTCAACTTCCTCTGCCTTGGGACCCAAACCACCCGTGGCCATAAAGAGATTGATGGCAAGGAGATCATCGAAGTTCTCCTTGGTCACCACGAGCATGGGCTGCATCTGCAGAACGCCGTCCGGAGTTGGACGGGTCGGGCCAATGGCTAATACAGTGTCGTCAGCTTTGAGGTTTTTTAAAAGCTTGCCAACGTAATGATTTTTTTGTTGGATTAATTGGACTTTGGTTGCGACACGTTTGTCATTTGAAGGAAGCGCCTCAGCGAGTACGTTGAGAGTTCCATCATCTTCTTGAGCCTCAGCTGTGATTCGAAGCCCCAATAGAAAGACGTTCATGCTTCAGTTTGCGGTAGACGGTCGAACGGTGGACGTTAAGGGCCTTAGCGATCTGGTCAATCCGGACGCCTTGGCTTCGGTACGCTAGGAGCAGTTTCGTGTCGCCGCAAGTTAATTTCGAATTTTGATTCTCGTGATATTCAAAATGATATGGATTTACACAGTTTTTATTTTTACAACTGGGCTTAGCCACACTTTTATCTTTGGGAATATTTAAATATCTAAGTATTATGTCTCTAACATAAAATCGTTTGCCGAACGCATAGACGCACGGGCAGTTATTTGTAACTTTTCCTGTCCATAAATCGCAGTCTTTATGGTTAAAAGTATTTAAAGCAAGCTTTTCGAACAATATCGAAAGTTCATTGCCTTCATGTTGCTCATACGTAAGTTCTAATTCGCTTATATTAAGAGCACGTGCAATATCTTGCGCCTGCGCTTGCGCGTGGTTTGTATCGATTGCTTGAATAGGTGTTAATAGTTTTGTCTTTTTGTGCCGCAGAAGAAGAGTATATTGTCCGCTCAAAATTTTAAATTATGCGCGTCCGGCTTCTTTCATAAGCTGATCGTAAAGCCCACCGCCACCACGAACATGAGTACCACGCAACGGAGCTTTAGTGCGTTCAATGTAATCTAGGATTTCTCCAGCACTGTAACCCATTGATTTAGCTGCTGTCACGTCTTCCCCACCGAAATAGGTTGGGTCAATACCGTACTTAGTAGAGATTTCACCCCGTGGCTGAGGGGTTTGCGGAGCTGACACAAAAGACTGGGTTTGTAAAGGATTTTCAAACTTAGGAGCAGGCGGCGCAGAAGGAGCCGATTCTGTTTTAAGAGTAACAGGCGTGGTAGGGAGACCGGTTTGTACTTGCACTTGACCCTTCATGATCTGATCAAATAGACCTCCACCACCTCGTACATTGGAAGACTCAGGGTTGAGGAGTTGTTCATTTTTGATGATGTATTCTTTTAATTCAGCAGGAGTATAACCAGCTTCTAAATTCCTGAAATAGTCTTCGTGACCGAAATACTTTGAGCTCACGCCATAAGCCGTTGAGATCGCAGGTCGGGACGGTTTCGGAGCCTCTTGAACCGGTGCGGGCGCCGGAGCCGCAGGAGGAGGAGTAAAAGTATTAGTAAAAGTTGGGGCAACGGTAATTGGACCACCTCCTCCCAGAGTCGCAACTTCTTTTTGTTTCAACATAAGTTCAGGAGTAACCTGAGTAGCAGCGCGCCCTAAACGACCCCCTCGCTGGGTTTTTGAGCCGAAGGAAAATTTAATTTCTGGGAAGTAATCTGCTAAAACTGATTCCGTTTTCGTCTCGCCGTCTTCTTCGGTAACTGAGGGCAGTTCAAACCCGAAAGACTGTCCAGCAAAATCAAGGTTATAACGACGGCGAGCCATTAGTTAAAAGCCGGATCTTTATTGATTATACTGCTTTAGCTTAGCGGTTTCATCGCGTCAATCTTTACGTTCGAAAAATCGCTGAAGTTTATGCCCGCGTTTGACGACCATATCTAAAGTTTTTAATTGAAGAATGGCTTCCTCATAACTGCTAAACCGTTGGGCTTTCTCCTTATTTGAGGCGTACTCCACCACGGTGTTGTTCTTTATAATAGTTTTGGCATAGCGACCCCATGAGTCAAGGATAATCCAGACCTCACGAAACTTTAATTGTGTTTCCGAGGCCATTTCGGCTTCAGTGTAGAGTTTATTTTTCCTAGGTATTTTAGTCTTATTATTTAACACCTCAGGTTTTTGGTCTTTTTTAATCTTTACGTCGATCTTGTGCTGTCGTTTTATCGACCGAGCGTGGTTACTAGCTTTTAAAGGGGAATCAAATACTTCCGGGCTCACATAAAGCACATCATCTCCCGTAATAACAGCGTAGTAACTGCCGTTGTGTTTTACGGTAAACACTTCCTTTTCGGGGTTTTTGGGGATCTTAAGTAAGTCCATTTTATTTAGCGGCCCAAGAGTCGCCGACACTGGCATCTGCTGATGCTGGAACAGATCTTAATACATTTTGTGCGGCTTGGATCATAATCAACTCCAGTATTTTTTTATACTCTTCCGCAAGGTTCTCACGTACTTCAAGGACAAGTTCATCGTGAACACACGCTACTAAATATGCGTCTTCGTTAAGGTGCTCACTTAATTGCGCTATTGCAATTTTTAGGATGTCGGCGCCCGAACCTTGAATCAGAGTATTTGCGCTGCACATCATTGTGGCGTCGTCGTAGCTCAGCAACCGTCGCCGCCCGCAGGCAGTTCTGGTATAGGTCCATCCATCCGCCACTAATGCAGCTCGCTCCTGGTGCCAGATCCTCAAACGCGGGTAAGCAGCGTGGAAACCTGTGTGGGCGACCTTTGCCTCTGATAAAGAGATTATTTTGCCGCTTTGCGCAGCATATGTTTTGTACTTCCTGTAGCCCATGCCGTACAACAGGGCAAAGTTAAGTGTTTTACCATCTTGACGCTCATCTTTTGTTACGTCCTGTATCTGTTTTTTATAAATCAAACTAGGGTTAAGTGTATGTAGGTCAATTTCTTCAATAAATGCTTTCTTCATTTGAGGTATGTTGATCAGTTCAGCGCCTAACCGCAACTCAATCTGAGCCCAGTCACAGATAACTAATTTGAACCCGGGTGCTGCGACAAACGTCTCTCGGAAGTCTTTTGATCGGGGTACTTGTTGGATATTTACACTAAAAATACTTTTAGTTTTTGTTTTAGCTGTTTTAGGAGCGCCGCTGCTTGTAAAACGACCAGAGTTTGCTCCTACTTGGTTATATCCTGAGTGCAGCCTATGCGATACAGGATTTACATTATCGAGAAGTTTATTTACGTGTTCTAAACGTGTTTCTACCTTGGCTCGTTCCCGGTACAGCCTTAGCGTGGGATCTTCGCTATCGAATTCAGCAAGAGCTACTTGATTTAAAGTCGTCTTCTCGGTTTTTTGATCAACCGGTAAGTCGATACTACATTCAGTAAATGCTGCAATCAACTGAGCAGGGCTGCTTGGATTAAACTCTTTTGCACGTTTTTTACCTATGGCTAAGCTTCCGTCGTCTCTCCTTGGAAGCTTCCTATCATCAAGTAATCGCGCGTCTAACTGCATTACAAACTCTTCGGTTTTGTTGTTAAGTTCAGTTTCTATTTTGATTTTTAGTTTTTTTAATTTTGCGATATCTACACTGAACCCTCGTTTACACATCTGTGCCACGGGGCGGATGCAAAATGCACTTGCTCTCGATCGAATAAAGCCCTAACAGATTCTCCTCTTTAAGTTCTTCAAACTGTTGCTTAGCGATCAACGGTAGGATGCGAACATCTTTAGCCGCATATTCAAGTTGACTTTCTGTAAGGACTTCTGCTCCCCAATCACTAACCTGCTCTTCTTTTGAAATTTCGATTTCTAACCTGCGTTCGGCAACAGCTTTAAGGCCACACGAAACGTCCGCAAAATAAGGTTTCTTTGTTTGAGGCGCGATTCGTTTCTCTTTAAAACCTGCCCGCAGGATGCGTTCAGCGACGTATGTACAAAAGATGTTCCCCTTAAAATCGCAGCCTACCGAATATAAAAACTGTAGGTCGAAGTTTGCATTGTGAATTACCAGAGTTTTACGTGATTCGATATAGCGACACACAGGTTCTATATTAATTTTAAAAGCATCAAACACGTATACGGGTTTGGTTATATCGTCGACTGATGCTGAGCACAATTGGATCAACCGCAGTTTTGCGATCCAACTGTCCAGCCCCGTGGTCTCTGTATCGAGGACGACTTTTTCAAACCCAGCAAGTTCTTTAAGTGCTTCCTGGCACTTGAGATCGGTGTCGACGTAAATAAAATCCATAAGAAGAAAAAAAGTGCGCCACCTTAGGCAGCGCACGTGGATGGAATCAGACCTCGGTTATAGAACTTTTAACGGCTGTAAAAAGTTCGTACTGACCTTGGTGATACTTGACTTGTAGATCGAGTGCTGCTTGGATGCAACAGATGATTGACTGAGAATCTAGAACCTCGGCAGCAATACAAAAACAATCTGCTAAAGCTTCTATGAGTTCGTTCTCATACGGATTCTCAGAGGCCATCAGCTAACCGCCTGCAGTTCAAAATTTTTCTCAATATAGCGATCCATGTCCGCCCACATTTCGACCAGTTGGAGACCACGCTTGGAGCAATTGATCTTGTAATAGATCCGCCGAGTGCTGTCGATTTGCAGAGAACTGTTTTTGGAGTACGGGGCGCCCACGGACAGCATCTGCTTTTGCTCCACAAGGCCGTGCTTCTTGCAGTACACAAGACCCTCGCGCAGCGCGATGTACATCGGCGACACGTGGAACGTATGCTTACGCTCGATGCCGCTGCTGAGGTCGATCGGCGTGGGCTTACCCTCCACCATCTCAAAGCCGCGTAAGAACTTAGAGGTGGGGAACCCAAGCTTTTTGTTTACGATCTCACCAGCGAAATACGTCGCCGTTTCGCGTAGGGTGACCCACTGCTTAAAGCTGGTCGCCTTCAGCAGCATCGCGGTGCCAAGAGCACAGTACGAGTTGGTACCGTTAAGCTGCTCGATGATCCCTTCGAGAGTGGGCTCCTTGACGCTGGAAACAACCTTGAGTTTGGGGGCGCCGAATGTCGCGGGTTGCTTCTGTTGGACAGAGATCTTCCAAGCAAGCGACGCAAGGTCTTGATTCTGCTTGGAAACGGCGAGCTCGAAAAGCTTGGAAGCGTTGAGCTCTTTTGTGTCGATGATCGTGCTGATGTCGATCATAGGTTTTGAAGACCCTTTAGGAGCTGCGATCTCAAGAAGAGCCACCGCTTCGTGGGGTTCGATAGGAGTTCCGGCTAGACAGAATTGGAAATTCATGTCAAACACTGTGAATGACTGAATAAGCGTAGAAAGGGAAGACAGGAAAGCAATCCCGGTATCAGGAGACTTAAGGTTCTTTTTAGTTTTCCTCAGCTTGTGTAACCCAAGCCACTGAATACCAGCGCGACGTTTTCAGACCAGTTGTGGATGTCTCCCGCGAGCTTTGAGCTTACCTCTTCGATGTCTTCAGATAGGAGAGTCATAGCTGCTTTTAAGACGGGTATTCGATCCGTACCGAAAAAATCGTGAAGATAAGGTTTTAAACTTATTGCTACGTCATAGGACACACCGGTTAAGAACCCCTCCTCTGTTTCGTTTTTGACAATAGAAAATAACAGACAGTTATATAAATATTCGATACTGCAATCGTTATATGTTATTTTAATTTTTTCTTTCTGTGCATCATCGTCATAGATTGACGTATAAATACAATTGCTTACCCAGTTTTGTAGATCATCTATTGTAATTTCTCGCACACAGTATTCCTCTTGAATCTCCAAAAGCATCGCCAGAGTAATTAGTAGTGGCGATTCAATAGTCATTCAATCCATTCTATGCCGTCGACCTTAGACCAAATGAGCTTCCCAAAAACTTTTCCGTGACAAACGTATAACTGACCTGTTTCTGAATTAAACCAAAAGTCACCTATGTTACACTTTTGTTTAGCTTGCTCTGTTGTGTCCCTAATTTCATATTCATCAATGAGTTCACTCAGTTCGTTAGCGAGCGGTTTATAGTTCATTGGTGATTTACCTTAAACATTTTTGGATAGCGT